TAGTACTCAATCCTTTACCCGCTTCTTTGTCTACTTTATTGGTGTAAAGCTCGGTATTATTTGATTGTTGTTTTATAAAGGCGGCTCTTAATTTGTCGCCAAGTCCATCGTTAGGCTCTGATACGTTGAAATTTTCTTGTGGCATAATTTAATAAAATTGAATTATATTAGTTTCTCTGGTAACTTGTTCAATTTTGTACTCTGGAACGGGGTTCAAAAGTAAAAAATCCTTAAACTGCATAAATACATTGTTGCCTAATTGGTTATAAAGCGCCGAAAGCCTGTTTATTTCGCTTAAATCTGTCCTTTGATCGGGTTTTATAATTCCGTTTTGGCTTATTTGGCTTGTATTTATTGCTATATAATGACTGCACGAAAAATAAGCAAGCATAAAGATTATGTATTTATCATAAAATTCTAAATAAACGCCCGACAAATCATCATTTTCAATATCCGTATTGATTCTGTTGTACAAATCTACGCCTAAAATTGGTAAAATATCGTTTGTTTGCGCAATAACTATAAAAGGTTTCAAAGCATCGGTGTCGATATTTCCCGCAAAGCTTGTTAATGCAGGAATGTCGTTTTCTGTGAGCCATATTTTCATAACTATACTGTTTTATCTAGTTCTGTTTCTTCTTCAAAATCCTTAAACCAAGGCTTAATTTCCCCGTCTATTAAATCGGTTATCTGTTTAATTCCATCAACCCAATTCTGCCGTCTTGGATTAATCTTTTTACGATAAAATATTTTTAATGCCATTGAATACTCGTCTGCATTATTTGAAAATCCACCGCCCTGATTGTTTCCGCTAAATAATATGTTCGGCATTCCGTGTGCAACTTTAATTTTGCGTTCAGCTTCTTCTGTAAAGAATGTAATATTTTCGCTTAAATTACTAGGAGGTATTTTGTCAAATGTTACTGATTCTTCAATGCTGTCATTAAATGATACAATTACTTTTGCAGTGTTCTTTGTACCCGATACTCTATCCCGTACCTTTTCGGCTTCGCTCCTTGCAAGTTCTGGTGTGCTTTGTCGGCCTTGGTTGTAATTTACAATTACTACATCGTGTGCGCTATTTTCAATATAATTGGCTGCATAGTTGCCTACACCACCCTCAAATTTTGCAAAGGGTATGCAACTGAAATAATCTGGAACGGCAAAAAACGGCTCTGATGTTGGCTGTCTTACTAAAAGTATTTCTAGGTTTTGACCCTCTGTATATTGACCCGTAAATCTTGGGTAAAGCTCGGGACGGTAACGTTGTTTATTGTCCCAATCGTAAGAAAACCAGTAACCCTGAACCTCTAAAGTCAATTGATTGTATTTAATTCCCAATTTATAAATAGGAATGTATTTTATTTTTAGCGGCGTTTTTGTTTGCTCGTTCCAAATTACTTGAACGGCAAAACCTCCATAAATTCCATCATCTTTGCAAGTCAATAACACGTCCTCTGATGACATATACTGTCTTAAGTTAACCTTACCAACTCCCTCGTCAATTAGTCCTTCACCGTACATATAAGTACGAATATCGTTTAATATTGAGCTGTTAGTTGGGCTGTCCTCGTACGCATCTTTATAAGTTATATAATTTGCGTTATTAGTGTTGTTTTTGCTATTTAAAATATAGTCAATGCCAACTCTTGGCTTTATGTCAATCGGTTGGTAAACGCTAAACTTTTCCACTTTATTTTCAAAAGTAAAAGTTTGCAATCCTTTATTTGTACGTGAATCTTTCATTTTGTTCTGCATAATTAAAATTTTGAACGTTCGTACCTTCTTTTAAAACCTGTATTTTTCCTAAATAAATAATCTCGTTACCTCTTTTTAATTCAAATTCAAATTTATCTAAAATCTTAAATTGAGCGGGTTGCGCTGTGATTGTAATTTGTAATTTTTGACCAACTGTAAAAGTAAATTCAGGCGTCAAAATTGTGCTTCCCGTTTCTTTTCTTAACGTCAAAACTAAATTATCAGTTGAAAGTGGGTAAATTCTTGGAATTAATGAAAAAACTAACGGTGTATTTAAAAAAAGTACTTTCATTTTATTTTTTGGTATAAAAAAAGCCGTAATTTCTCACGGCTTTTTGTTTAGTATTTTAGAGTTATACTACTGCTTTTAACGCTGCTGCATATTCTACTAACGCTGGTGCTGTAAGTAAATATTCTCTTGAAAAATCTGGTTCCATTGTTTGAAATGTAACGGTAAATCCGTTAAGATCCCCAATTGTACCACCTGTTTGATCGTCAATAGTAATTGCCATTGCTCCATTCTGTGAACCTGCAACCGTGATAGTTCCATCTTTTCTTTCAATAAACAAAACAACCTCTCCGTCCAATAATTTCTTAACGTCGGTAACGGTTTTAACAGCATCCGATTTCGGAACGTTTAAAATAATTGGCAAATTACCAGTTACTCCTTTACTTCTATTGTCTCCACCTGAAATTCCATTTTCTACATAGTTTGCAGTAGTTGCTTTTACTTCAAATCTCGCTAAAGTTGTTGAAGCAAACGAAGTAGCAATCTCAAGTACGCCTGTTGCGGTTGTAACTACTTTTGTAAGCGAATTGAAAACTCCAATTGATACGGCGTCTATTCCTGCTTGTCCGCTTATACACGCTAATTTACGTGAACCTCCTAATGTAACACACATATATTTTTTGTTTTAAAAAGGGCGTATTTTCAACGCACTAGTTATTTTTTTAACCTCCGTAAAGAACTCCATCTCCTTGTGCCATTACCGTTGCATCTAAAGTGTAAATAGTTCGTACGAACATTACATCACTATCATTGTCAACTTTTCCTGTTTCAAAACTAGCAATATCAGCCGTTGAATCAGTTGAAAAGTAAATTACTGATGGTCTTTGAACGTAAACAAAACCTGTTGGGAATGGTACAAATTCAATTACTACTCCATTGTATGAAATTACTTCTGCTGCTCCAGCACCAGTAACTAAAAAGTTTACTTGTTGTGAAGCACCTACTGCATTATTTGCAATTAAGATTAATTGTCTGTGTGCGTATGGTGCGTACATAACTGGCAATTCAGCTGCTTCAAAGCTTTCTGGCTTTACTGCCGCAAAGATTTTAGCATATTCAGCGGCAATATTTGCAGCCGTTACGGTTGTACCTGTTACTTTAATATAGGCTCCTAAAGCTGTTTCATCAAATAAAACTCTTGAAAGTACTCCGTCTACACCTGCTGCATCAGCCGTGTATCCTGCTGCTGCTGCTTTTGCAGATGCAGAAATGCTACCTTGTGCAGCATTAGCTGTTAATCCCGCAATTGATGCTTGAGCACCTGCTGAAAATCCTGCCCAAAATTTCAATTGTGCGTCTTGTGAAGTCTTTGGTGCGGTCAATTGTAGTACTTGAGTATTGAACTCTGAACTGTCAATGTTTAAAGCGCCTTGTGCCATATCGCGATTAAAACGTGATTGTCTTAAGGCTTCCATTTTAAAGGTGTACTTGTACTCAATTTTTTTAGGGTTTGCTACACGGTCTTTTAATACGGGACCACCTAACGAATTTAATCTTTCGCCTGTGTAAGCTTGACCCACTACGTTAACGGCTGTTTCCGTTATAATGGTTGATGCTTTCACGTCGTCTGCGAAATTTACCAAACCTCTTTCTACTGTTTTATTTAAGAAGAAGATTTCTTGAATAATTGGTGAAACCGCTTCCCCTCTAATTGCTATTGGACTATAAGTTATTGCCATTGTATTTTACTTTTTTATTGGTTTTTTTTTGATTCTCGATATTTTTCTAACGAAGTCATTTCAGTAAATTGCTTTTCTTTTGGCAAATTAACTATTGCTAATTTTTCAGCTTTAAAAACTGCTAAATCATTTTCAGCTTTTACCTTTTGTGATTTCATTGTTTCCAATGTAGTAGCATCTTCCACATCTTTAGCTTGCATCGTTGCAATTTGCTCTTTTAGGTCTGCATTTTCAGCCATTGCGGCATCGTACATAGTCTGTAGTTCGGCCATTGGATCTACTGCTGGGTCTAATGCTGGAACCTCTGGCACTTCTGCCATGTCTTCCATTTCTTTATCGTTCATCATAAACAGGGACTTCGCCACTTCGATGACCTCTGCTATAAAGGATTTTTTTTCTTCTACATTCATATTTGTAATTGGGTTAATTATTTCGTAATCTAAAAAAGCTTCCAAACTTATTCCGTCTACTTCGCCTGTTTTAACAAAGTTTTCCCAAACGTCATCGTTTTCAATTTTAAAACCAAGTATCAAGTCGCCCGCTTGCACGTCTTCCATTAAAAGCGTCTTACTTTTGTCTAATTCATGGTTCAAAACTATCCAACTTTCAATCGGGTAAACGTCCGTTATTGATTCGTCCGAATGGTTTAAACTCATTTTTGCCAGCCCTTGGTTATTGCTTTTGAAATAAGATTGCTGCATCTTTTCAACTTCCTCAGCATCAAAAGTTATATATGCTGGTTCGCCGTTTATATCTTTGCGAAAAATTTGCTTATTTGGCCGCATTGCCACCGAGTAAATGATTCGTTTTTCTTCGTTTGCAAAAAATACGGGTTTGTTTACTTCCTCGGCAAACTTTGAAAGCTTAGTTTCAACGGCTGCTCCCAATACTATTGAGAAACAGTTAACATCAGTACCCGCTTTTAATTTTGCTTTGTAAACTTTCATAGAAGCAAAGGTTGTTAATATTATTATGTAAAATGAAATTGTGGCACACAAAAAAACCCACTCGGTTTGAGTGGGTTCTTGTTTCAAATTGTTTGAACTTGTTTATTTAAGATTTTTAATGTAGGTTAATATTTTTTTAGGCGTTTTGTAAATTTTTATTTTAGTAGCCGCTTTTGCTAAAAAGTGATTGTTTTTAATTTTCATGTATTTGTTTTATAAATTTATTTTTTTTTTTCAAATATTTCAATGTCGTTGTTAAAATCTGGAACAGCCTCAATAAATCCGCATTTACTGCATTGATACACAGCGGTGTCGTTGCATTCGCTACTTCCACCCTCATGTATGTCTCCGTCAAAAAAAATATGGTCACATTTATTTTCGTCAAGTATTGTATCAATTCTTATAGAATTAAGTATTTCTTTTATACAATAAAAAATATTTTCTCCGTTCATTTTTTTAAATTTTAAACCACCTGCAAATACTGTTAATAAAATATTCATTTCGTATTTGTCGTATTTACCTAAATTAAAATGAATACCATTTATAGTTTCGGTTGGATGTATTCCAAATCTTTGTTTTTTTTCATCAAAAAAAAGGTAATATTTTTCTTTTTCTTTTTCTCGTTTTGCCCTAATTGAACTCAAAGACAAAGCGCTTACTTTTGAATTTTCCATAATTAATTATTATTTTCATCATTATAACATAGAGCGTTACCTTCCCTCATGTCTAAGGCAACCGCATAAGCATCTTCATAAGTTTTATACTCTTGCAAAAATACGTCTTTTTGATGAAGTGAATTTAAGTGAGCTTCTATGTTTTTAAATAAAGAAACTACTTTATAAGATTTTTCAAAAATAAAAATATCTGTATTACTTTCGTTTTCATCGCTATTTGTTGTTAACAAATAAACTATTCCGTAAGGTCTTTCACAAGCTATGTTTAACGTAATCCATCTTTGCAACGCTTTGCTTGTTTTAAATTTTAATTTTTCAATGTCTGTTTCACTCATCCATTGGTCAATACTTGCATAGTGTAAATTTATCATATTTATATTTTTAATATTAAAATACAAATATACTATTTTTTATTAATAACACACAAAAAAACCGCTACAATTAAGTAGCGGTTTTAATCTCCTTTCTTTTTAAATGGTTATTTATGTTGAGTAAAGTTTTTTATAAAAGCATCTAGTAATATTTTAAAAAAAGTAACTATTCCGTAAAAGAAAACAATACTGATAAATATTGATTGAGTTGTTCTATAAGCATAAAAAAAAGTTATTAAAATAGCAATAGTAGTCAGCATTGAATTAATCGCATAAAAAGCCCTAATATTTTTTTCCATAATTATTTTGTTTTACCAAATATACTATTTTTTATTAAAATATTGAAACAATGCTTCACAAATAATTTCGCTAATTGAACACTCCCGCTTTTTTGCTTCTAATCGTAATTTCAAAACGTACCACATTCTTGGATAAGCTACGATTCTATTTTCTTTTGCCATTTACAGAGAATTTGAGTTTATTTTATTGTTGTCTAGTTGCTGTGCATCGGTAACGCTTTTACTCACTACAA